GGTACGGGGTGGGACCGTCGTTCGCTGGAACAACTTCAGCAGTTGGAGGACGAAGATGACCTGTTCGGTGGCAGCAGCGACGACAATGACCCGGTTGAGGCGACAACGAAGAAGATCCACGTCGGCAAGAACCTTCTGCTGGTGGAGGCGGGCTATTTCCAGGAATGGTTCGACGCTATGGGCGACTCGAAGGACGCGTTGGAAACGATCCGTGTCCGGCTTGGCTTGACCGACGACCCTGAGGCCAAGCCGACGAAGGCGGGGAAACGCTGGAGCCACATATCCGGTGAAACCCCTCGACATGCAGGATTGGACGGATGCGTGTGGGTGCCGGTCGATTCGATTGAACCCCATCCGGAGAACGCCCGTCAGGGCGATATCGGGGCGATAGCAGAGTCGCTGCGCGTCAACGGCATTTACCGTCCTCTCGTCGTGCAGGAGTCATCGAACCTGATCTTGAAGGGCAACAACACTTGGCAAGCAGTTAGGTCTCTGGGGTGGGATGAGATCCCGATCACACTCGTAGACGTAACTGATGAAGAGGCGGCGCGGATCATGCTGGCCGACAACCGTTTAGCGGATAAGGCCGGTTACTACAACGTTGCGTTGGCGTCAGTGCTAATGGATCTAGACAGCCTCGACGGGACAGGGTTCTCCCCGGTTGATATAGACGACGTGCTGAAAGATCTCCCTCAGGAACGAGACCCTGTAGCGATGATTGGTGCCCCTGGCGACGTTCGTCGGGTTGCAACGGTCAAGATCGGCGGGTCAACCATTTCGACATGCGGCAAACAGTATTCGGATTGGGAACAGTCCTTGATGGCCGATGGGTACTTGACGAAAGATGAACGTGGCCGTCGTATCGGCGAGTTGCTTCAGTTGGATTCGTCGCAGTTCCAGGTGTGGGCATCAGTTGCTGATCCGACGACAGGGAACAACGAGTTCAGAAAATGAAGAAAGGTTAGCGATGGATTGGATAATTCGTTGGTGTGTCGCGTTGACTGGGGGGCTCGCAGCGTTCCTGTTGTGGGTCATTCTCGCGGCACCCGCTTCGGCGCTTGTGTACGCCCCTGGGCAAGACTCAGGTGGGTATATCCATTTGACGTATCAGGAGGTAGCGGAGCGGGTCAAGGAGTTGATAGCCGATCCGTCTCTTCGGGGCGCTGAGATGAACGTCACATTCAACGAGGATGAAACAAAGGTGCTGTCCGGCACGCCGTATTGGCTTCTGATCGAGGCGGGGTTCTCCGAGTATTTCGTTTCACGGTTCGACACGGTGTTGAGGTATGACGACCCGTTTTGGGCTGTGAAGGTCGCCGAGCATCCCACTCTCACGGAGTGGCAGTATTCGTATTCGTTGACGCGATGAAGGCGCGGCGGCCCAAGTTTGTTCACCCGGTGTTGGTTGACATTGGGACGCTGTCTAAAGCGCCGTATAACCCTCGGCGGACAGACCCTGGCCGCTTCGAGTTGGTAAGGGCCAGCCTCGAAAAGTTGGGTTGGCTGCTCCCCATGTATGTCACCGACGAGGGAGAGGTGCTGTCTGGCCATCAAAGGTTGGATGCGGCGCGGGACCTTGGCGCTACGAAAGTTCCAGTGGTTGTGTTGAAGGATTTGGACATTGAACGCCGCCGTGGCATCAATATTGTCTTCAATCGTGCAACCAATGACATGGAGAAGCAGGATTCGGGGGAAAGCCTGGCGGAGAGACTGCCCCTCAGCGCCGTTCTGGAGGCCCTCAGAGGCCTCCCAGCGATAGAAGTGGGGTCTGACCCCTGGTACCCGTGCATGGGGCTCAGGGTGGACGACACGAGAGAGTTGGCGGGGAAGAACATCCAGCAGTTCCGATCGCATGCAATCCGACAGGCGGAAAGCCTTTACCACTGGGGAAGAACGTCGATCCCGTTGGTTATCTCCCGCAAAGGCAAGGTCGTCAACGGCGTGGGACGGCTTCAACACGCTTCGGAGACAGGCATCCCCGAGGTCCAGGTTGTTGTAGTGGACGACGACAAGATCGATTTAGCCAATCTGCTCCTGAACCACCTGTCAATGGATTTCGATTTGGAAGGCAAGTACGCCGACATCCTCCGCTACAACTCGTTCCGGCGTGCCAGCAACCGGCAGAATTTTCTGATGCCAACCATGTGCGTTGACTTGATAGCAGCCATGTCAAGATCAGGGAAAACGCAACGCGCTGCATCCACGTTCGACCCAACCAACGGGAAGCATGTCAAGGCTTGGAAGCGCTGGTATGGAACAACGGTTTTGGACTTCGGGGCGGGCTTGTTAGATAAGTCCCTCGTCATGCGGGACACCATGAACGTTGATTGTGTGGCGTTCGAGCCGTATTACACGGGCGGCAAGGATTCTGGCTTTGACATCGTCGCTGCCCGGTACATCACCGATGTGTTCCTGGAAAGGGTCGCTGACGGCACTGAGTTCCACTCCATTTTCCTAGCGTCAGTTCTTAATAGCGTCCCATTTCACACAGATCGCCAACACATAGTAAGAATCGTTTCCGCTTTGTCTCACCCTGGGACGGCCGTATACGCGGGGGCGATATCGCGAACAGCCGACCGGTACGCAGCAGCGATGGGGCTCAAGGACAACATCTCCAACCATGAAACCCAGTTCGATTCGTCGTTCTCCGCTGGCTACGAGGACGGCGTCGTCGTCTCTGACCTGATGAAGCACCCGAAGGCGCAGAAATACTTTTCGCTGGACGAATGGAGCGACCTGTGGAGTCTCGGGTTCCACGACGTGCAAACGTATCTGTATAAACCAAATCAATTAGTGCAAGCCGTCTGCCGTGGCCCGCAACCGATCGACCCGGTAGCCCTCACAGAAGCGATCCGATTCGAATTCGATCTTCCATTTCCCGGCGGGAACCTCGACCGGTCAGAGCAGGCACTCAATGCCTTCGCCCGCCGACTTGAAATGGCTCTCTAAACTGTGACCATGGACACGTCACTTTTCGCGCCGCAAACCAAAAGCGATATTGCTTTCGGTCCTTCTGGGCGGATCATCCTCCAAGATCTGAACGTTGCGTTATCTAGCAACTTCAAGGAAATGCCGAAACATCGACCCATGTCGAAATTTGTTCAAGAAGTAGAGGAATACAGGTCCTGGCTTGTAAGCCTCCTCAAGCACGAATACGTCATTCTCTGCACCGCACGTTCAGTCATATACGAAGACATGACTTTGGAGCGCATCAAAAGCCTCACTGGTTGGCAACCCAATGAAGTGTGCTTTAACCCGTGGAAAGATCCGTCAGGCAAGGGAGCCCTCAGCGCCCACCGAGCCAAAGCCCGGTATCTGAAAGAATTTATCATGCCCAGATACGGCGATGATCCTGCTTTGTACTTTGCCATTGAGTCCAACAAGTTTTCACGGTCGATGTATAAAGCGAACAACGTTGATTGTCGGGACGCCAACCGAGACGATGCCCAGCCCTGGAAGACGCTGCTGCCCTAGACTGCGCCCATGAGCGACATGGTGGTGCCAGGGGCTGATTGGGAATTTAACGAAGATGTTGCAGCCGTTTTCGACGACATGTTGGAACGCAGCATCCCCGATTACCGCAAGATGCGGGAGTCTGTTAACGCTATGGCTATCCCGGCGTTGGCGCTCGGAGTTGACCCTGTTGGTGTCAACTCGGTGCTCGATGCTGGTTGCTCTAACGGTCTTGCTTTAACGGAGTTGGACCAATATGCGAAAAAGAATGGTCACAATATTCAGCATTTGTGCGGTATGGATATTTCTGAACCGATGCTAGAGAAGGCCCGTCTAGTAGACGACGACCGGTACGAGTTCACGCATCAGGATTTGCGGGAGCATCTGACATTCGAGGACGAGTCTTTCGATGTGGTACTCTGCGTATTGACGCTTCAGTTCACCCCTGTGGTGCACCGCCAACGCATCATTGATGAGTTCGCTAGGGTTCTACGCCCTGGGGGACGCATCATCTTGGTCGAAAAGGTGATCGGGGCAACGAACCGTCTAGACGAAGACATGATCGGCATTTATCACGACCATAAGAGGACAATGGGTTACACGGACGAACAGATCGAACGTAAACGGCTCAGCCTTGAAGGCGTCCTTGATCCGTTGTTGGCGAGATGGAACGAAAATCTTCTCCATGGCAGCGGCTTTAAGCACGGCGACTGTTTTTGGCGTTGGATGAATTTCGCTGGGTGGGTGGCAGTCAAGTGACCGAAGCAGAAGAAAGCAATACCGTTCCGCTCCCTGTGCCACGAATCAGGGTGCCTAAGCAGCGCCGTGAACGGATGATTAAACTCATAGCGGCAGGCAACTACCAATCAACTGCTTTTCAGGCAGCGGGCATCGCCCGGTACACGTTTTACGATTGGCGCAAAAAGGGTTACGCCGCCCGAGAAGACAAGGCGGCAGGCATCGCTCTTACGCCCATTCAGGAAGAGTACCTGGAGTTCGTGGACCAATTGGATGACGCCCGCGCCCAGTCCGAAGCGACGCTTGTGGCCCGCTGGTACACCGAGGCTGCCGACGGGGATTGGCGTGCAGCGGAACGGTTTCTGGCAAAAGCGTTCCCTGAACGGTGGTCTGACCCGGCGACTCGGTTGGAAATAACGGGTGCGGGCGGTGGCCCCGTGCAACAACTCAACGCTCACGTTCATGTCACAAACGAGTTGGATGGCGAAAGACAGCGTAAAGTTCTACAGGCGCTCGTAGATGCAGGAGATTTGCCATCGAACGTATTGGATGCCTGGGATGGAGAAAACAGTGACGACGAGAGAACAATTAGCGACGCTGATGGAGTGGAAGCAGCCGTGCTCATTGAGGCTCCCACACAACCCCCACCCGAAACAACAAGCGTTTCTGTCGTGGACGACGACTAGAGAAGCCCTGTTCGGCGGGGCTGCCGGTGGGGGGAAAACGGACACCCTGCTCATAGCGGCCCTTCAGTACGTTTGCGTCCCTGGGTACAGTGCCCTGCTTCTCCGCCAGACGTTCCCTCAACTCTCTGGACCAGACGGGTTCATTGATCGCACCACTGAGTGGCTCAAGGACCAGGGCGCTACTTACAATGTAACGAACAAGCGGTGGACGTTTCCGTCTGGGGCGACTCTTACGTTGGGGCATTGCGAACGCGACGAGGATCGTTACAACTTCCAGTCGTTCGCGTACCAGTTCGTCGGTGTGGATGAGTTGACGCAGTGGGCGACCGACAGAGTGTATTTGTACATCGGGTTTTCTCGTGTGCGTAAACCCAGCCCCGACAAGTCTTTGAAGGCATGCTCTAAGTGTGGAATGACATTGGCCGATGTTCCATTGAGGGTGAGGGCGGCGTCGAACCCTGGCGGCCGTGGCAACGACTGGGTGTACGACAGGTTCATTCTCAACCCTGAGGGGGATAGAAAGTTTATGCCTGCGCTGATTTCTGATAACCCGTCGTTGGATCAGCAGGCGTATGCGGAAAGCCTCCAGGAGTTGGATGCCGTGGAACGTGCCCGTCTTTTGGAAGGCAACTGGGAGGTCACAGAGAAGGGCGGCATGTTCGAGCAGGACTGGTTCGACTATGTCGACTATCCGCCTGACGACATCAAGAAACTTCGCTTTTGGGATCTTGCTGCTACAGCCGAGGCGAAGGGCAAGGACCCCGATTGGACAGTCGGAGCGTTAGTCGGCCTATCCGATGGGCGGTACTACATTCTTGATATTCAAAGAATGCGTGGCACCCCTGCGGACGTGGAGCGGATAGTGAAGAAAACTGCTGAGATGGATGGGACGGGGGTTCCCATTTGGATGGAGCAGGAACCTGGCTCGGGTGGCGTAAACACCATTGATTATTACGCTCGCGGGGCGTTGGTCGG